TGCATTGACCTGCGTTTAGGTTCGCACATGTGGGCATACAGAGTTCTCTCTTTCATAAAACTCTTACCGCAATGAGTGCAGTTAAACGGTTGATCAGCTAGTTGTATCATCTATACCCAATGTTGCCGGAGAGTGATCTAACCGGTCAATACCATCACCTCTATAGAAGAAAGCATCTGGATCATTTATTGTAACATTTAAATCACTGTGATGTAAATCGTAGTCTATAAAATTATGATCCGCATCATATACGCGGAAGTAATAAGTTCCGTCAAAACTACGAATTAGGCATCCTTTGACACCGTCAGCTAGTATTGGTTTCATTGCTTGCTCAATTGAGATTCGTTAAAGATATGTAACATTCCAGACGGACTATCAAATTCAAATACATAGCGTATATCTCCACGGGTGGTGATTGCTACACCAACGATAACTCCATCTGCTTCGTATGTTCCACCAACTTTTCTAACTTTGTCACCTACACTATATAGAGGTGTTTGATTTTGTTCATTCATGATATTTCCTTATATACTAATTTTAATATGTTTAACAGAGCCCCAATCTCTCCAAATTCTCCCCTTGGTGTGATATAAGATTGCTCCTATACTGCTACTAGGATCCCCAGGATTAGGCAATGACCAAACATATTTCCATGCTTTTACTTCGTATTCATTTGCCTTGCTATTCATAGCACAGCCGCCCATATATACTAAACAATCAGTATCAATTAACTGTCGAGCTTTAAGCATAACAGCTGACACCTGATCCTCGAATACTAATTGTACAGCCGCAGCGATATCATTCCTATCTTGTTGAGTATCAATTGTGTAAGGCCAATCTGTTACTCCTTTGTGTAAATTTTTAGTTAATTTAACAGTGAAATTGATATAGCGTTTAACATCGCAATAATATCGTTTAGGGTCACCTTGTGCAGCCATTTGCTGTAGTAGATGTTCCTGTTTAATTGGTTCCAGGCCTATTAATTTAGTAAAGGCGCTGTAAAACAATCCAAGACTATGTGGATAACTACGACTCCATACTTTCTTTAATTCACCGCGACTACCTTCCCAGATGCTAGCACATTCAAACTCACCGATAGCATCAAGAACAACTACAGCGCAATGATTAAAAGGACTCGTGTAGTATCCGGCAGCTGCATGACTGGCATGATGAGGAGTATATGTGACAGGAACATAGTCTAACCCTAATTGTTTAAGATGTCTACTAGGCAGTGACGACATATCAAAAGCAGTGGCATATTGACCAGCATACGCTTGCCTCGCTTTTTTAAGCCAAGGCCTCTCATACCAAAATATTCCATCGGGGATGCCATATCTGTCAATCATGTCAGTAACATCTGTTTGACTTAATCGATCTTTGTCAGAGTCTATCTTATTAAACCCATTACGTGATAATACCGTCAAACTGCTGCCGTGATTAAGTGCGTTAATTCCCCAGTAGTTCATTTGTATATAAAAGGATCTCGCTTGCGTAGTTCTGCTAATCTACGCTGTAGTTTCCTATGTTCTATAAATTTTTTAAAAGGCGATAACAGAAAATTGAATATTTTATTCATAATCTTTCCTTTGCTTTTTGTCAAATCCCATCTTGTCAAATAGCTCTTCTCGATCATTTTTATCCATCATACTAGCCATTAGTTTGATATCGCCAAGTTTCATAGCAGGGTATATCTCTGCTAATAGTTTTTCAATCTTATTAGCTTTTTCTTTCTTGCCGGCAGCAAGATATGGATGGTAGGCATTGGCTCCTGTTCCTACTCCAGCAAACAATTTCCAAAGCATGGCCTTGTGATTTTTGCTCAACACCCAATGATGTTTATTGACCATTTCATTGGTCATTTCGAGATACCATTCTTGTGTATCTCTGTCGCCTTGTACACTTGCGGTATATCGCATCAATATGTAGGGACTAAATGCTTTCTTTTCGTCATCAGTGAGATTACTATAGAAATCGTAGTTCTTTTGATCTACAGCATTGAGCTCTCGTTTGATATCAAGTTTTGCGGTTGCCATGGCGGTCTTCGTATTCTTTACTGAGTTTGTATACTATTATACATTGTTCTAACAGTCTTTGTAAAGTGATATTTGTTTCGGCCCCTCGTCGGATGTCTGCCCAAAGCTGAGAATTTTTTATGCTAGCTCGGAGATCGCCCGTTCCGGCCAGCATCTCCCAACCTATAATCTTTCGAGTGCTAGGATCAGATCCATGTTCTCTAGAATAGATTATGCCGTCTGCTCTTTCGTATATGTACGTTACGCCTTCTTTTAGTGTTCCCATTACCAGCACCTTGTATAATCAACTAGTTCACATTGTCTACTGACTTCTTTGACAAAATAAGCACACAATGGTTTTTCTCCTGCGTGTAGCGGCGTGCACAATAGCTGCCCAGGCCGCATCTTTGGAAAATACCATTTAACATCTTGGTAGACATTAATAATATCAATCTCATGGAATTCTGGTCTGAAACTACTCAGTGGATTGAAACAAAATGTTTTGAATCCTCTATCATTGAGACTAGTGATAGGCAGCACTTCCATATCAGGCCCTTCAGGATCTCCCACGATAGTACACCAATCCAATGGCATAGTTAACTCATGTGGTCCAATTTTTAATACTACAGCAGGACCTGTGAAACTCTCTAAAAATATCAATGGAATAAAAAAATAATCAGGATCTTTATTATCACTGTTATCCAAGACAGCAAATCTCATATCCTCCTCTATTTCCTCTGGAAGCTCATTCAAATAGAATGTCTTGTTGTCTAGTGTTAAAATCTGCATTATTGATATTTTACCTTTTCGATTGTAAAGGGGTAATTAGCCTCTTTATAAAATTTCTTTCTTTCTGTTAAATGTTTCTTGGCATACTTTGTACTGGCTGTTAGATCCCAGATTTGGACGAAGTCTTTATCGTCCGCTTTCCTAATGCCTCGTCCAATTGATTGTATAACTCTTGTAAAGCTCTTTCCGGATTCCAACATAACCAAATTAAAAATACGAGGGATATTAATACCCACAGCGGCCACACCGTAAGTCGCCACAATGATCTTGTTAGTACTCGTTTTAATTTCGTCATATTCTTCTTTACGATCTTTTGTTTTTACTTCACCTGATATGAATACAGAATCTTCTATTATACTAGTTATTATACGTCCTGATTCTATTCTGTCAACCAATACTAGTGTATTTCCACTATCAGAGATACCTTTTACTAGTTTACTGATCCATTCCATCCTAGTAGGGTCTGTCACTAGATATTTTAATTCTTCGGGATAACTACCAAACTCTTTCCATTCAGAAGTTTGTATCACATTAACATGACACTCACTAAGCACACCCTTTTCTTGTAGTTCAGATGCGCTAACCCGATGAATAACATCACCTAATCCAACACGAATATTCTGAAAATCTATGTCATCTTTAGGAACAGTACCTGTGAGTCCCCAACGTATAGGAGTATTGGCCAGATTGTTTGTAAGAAGTTTTTTCAACACTTCTGCCTTGGCCATATGTACTTCATCGACCATAACTGTCTTAACTCCAGCTAATAATTCTGCCAAAGTTAGTACCTCGCCTTCCTCAAAATCTTTGGATTTTTTGTCTAAAATATTAAGACTTTGCCAAGTACAGATTGTATGTGTTTTGTCGAGATTTTTTCTGTCACCGTAGTACACACCAACATCAAGTTGACAGTTAAGGAAGTCTTCTTCAGTCTGTTCTACAAGACTTTTGTTTGGAACGATAGTTACAGTACGACCGTATTTTTCACAGATTTTCGCCAAAGTTGCGGTGGTAATGGTCTTACCAAATCCAGTGGCAATTTCCTGGATACATTGGGGATTCTCGAGAAATTTATTAACAACTTCCACTTGGTCATCACGTAGTCTAATTTTCTCTCCAGCAAACCGATGTCCGTCTGGCCAGGTTTGATCACCCCAAAAATCTTCGGAAATTTTGGTGAAATTTAATGGTTCTGAATCACGTAGATCATCCAACAATGGATCATATCCCTGACGTAGTAATTCTTCTATAACCTCAGGAAGTATACTCATGTAAGTAGTTCCACCGAGACCAAAGAAGCTGGTACAGCCATCCCACCTACCCAGCTTATATGCTGGAAGATACCTGGCTTTTTGGTCAAAATATTTGAATTTTTTAACCAAAGATTTGCGTGTGTCGAGATCTAAATTTTCTATCTTGACATTAACTTCGTCCTTGATAACGATCCTACATGACTTCAAAATATGTATCTTTCTTTGAGTTTCTTCGTGGTGTAATTAATTACAAAATGGTGGTTTTTCAGTAAATTTTTCAGGGTATAATGAACTGTTGTACTGCCAAGATTAACTATAGCATCTATTGTTGTAGAAGTCTTTAGCAACGGCTTAGGAACCTTAGTGCTGATAAAAAATATATTGATTTTTTCATCAATAGGATTATTCAGCTGATTGTCTTTCACATAGTCATTACAAATTTTTCCAGTATTTCCATCCAATCTGAAGAGTACGGATATCTGTTCATTCTTTATTCCCATCCTTTGAAGAAATTGATGGGACTTTGTTAACATATTATATTCATCACCCCCGGGTATAACAAATACTGTATTTCCAATGTAGTTAACAGTATCAGCTAAATCGTCGATTACCACAATTTCGGGGTCTATAACTATTTCACTACCGATTTTTTTAGATAATAGTGCTTTTGTGTAAGGATTTATCGTACCATCATTTAACGATTGGTCAATATTTTCATCCCATGTATCAATGCCATACTTTTTTGCAAAAAATAAAACTTCAAGAAGATCATTGCTTTGTGGTTGAGGTATATTTTTGTGTGTATTAGAAAATTTGAAATTTTTTCCATCAAAAATCACCATAGGAACATAGTTCTCTATCTGAATTTTTACCTTTTCTATTTCATTAGCAAATTCCTTTAACTCTTTGTCAAACAAAAACTCCTCAGAGGATAATTTTGAATTCAACCAATCAATGTGTTCTTCTCGAAGATGAAAATCCCAGGTACGAGACTGGGTATTCCAAAAAATATCTTCAGAACTTGAAGGTCGAGAAAAACTCATTCGATTCTTGTTAGCTTCTCTCTTGTAAGTCTTGATGTCATTCACTAATTTTTCATCATAGGGGAAACTAACACGAATCAAGGATCGTTTATTTTCTTGATCTTTAAATAATTTCACCGTTTTTGAATGACTGATTGATCTCGGAGGCGATCTAAATTGCGGATTTTCTAAAAATAACTCAACTGGCTTAGATAGTAGATTTGATATTTCTTGCGAATGCTTTTTTAATATTCTTACCGCAAGAGTTTGCTGTTTTTCAGTCAGCCCGAGCCCGGATGATAGTTGGGAGTCAAAACTTGACAGCAGTGCTTCATCGTAAGCACCGAGAAATCTCGGCGCAGAATTCCCGAGACTGCTGAATCCCACTAAATTATCGATAATGTCTTCAATGTACATGATTTTAAATTAGAGAACGATATCTTCCATACCGGCTGTTCGAAGTTTGATGATATTACTCAATTGCCATTGCTTAATATCTAGAGCTTTGATTATTCCTAACCATTGATTTCGTAAGAGAGCAAATTCGTTGATGATTTTTTCCATATCAACTACATCTGCTTCACCTTCTACATATTTTTCAACGTCTCTGCTGCTAAGGGCACGTTGATAGTTTTCCAGATATTTTTTAAATACCTTTGAACGTGTTCGTCTAAGCTCAATGTTGAGGTATTCTAATATAGCCTCAATTTCTTGTAGCTGATTGAACCGTTGCTCAACTATACCGGGAAGAATAGAAGAAGCTTTTTCTATGTTTCCATAGATTTTAATTTCTTTTTTAGCTTCTTCTAACTCTTGATAGAACCAATCGATACACGAAGGGAGATGCGATATGTCTTGACTAACTTTGGCATACCATCGTGCCATCGTTACTCCTCATCTTCGTCGTAGTATTCGTCGTCTTCATCTTCGAAGTCATATCCACCTTCATCTAATGCTGTTTTAATAGCATCATCGAGATGTGAATCATAACCCGACAACCCTTCTATAATTGAAGTGTCAACATCTTTTCCCAAAAGGAAATCGATGTATTGTGTTGCTGCCATTTCCTTGTTTTTTTCCGGAATATATTCTTTGAATGTATCCCATATTTCCATAATTAATGACTCTTCCATTTTATGCTTCCTCTGTTTCTTCTATAGTTATTGGCATGGTAATTTCTTCCCACTCAGCCATAATTGTAGTTAGTCCTTCTTTGTCATTGCTATTCCATGCCTTGCGGAATTGCTTGATGATCTCGCCATCTTTAGTTGTGTAAACAAGACTGTTGCCTTCTTTCTTTAACTTACCTTTGGCTTCGAACAAATCAACCAAACCACTAAATGGACTCATACCTGTTGAGTATGGAATCTCAACTTGTACTGATTCAAACGGTTTAGAATAGCGTGTTTTCATGATCTTACAGGCTGAACGAATACCGTTGATAGTAGTAGTCTTATTACCATCTTCATCAGTTTTAAGTTTTAATTTACGCATAGCAACTACAATAGAACTAGCGTAGATAAAACCTTGTCCACCTGAAATCTTATCATCCGGATCAAACATATCCTGGCTTGCGTATGTGTGATTGGTACAAACTAACCCAACATTCCACGAGCCAAACATGTTCACACAGTTACGAACGAGACTGGTAAGTGCTTTAGGTTTACGACCCATATCACCCTTCATCTCACCTGCTTCAAACTGATTTACATCAGTAGGAGTCAACAACATACCTAAACTATCGATAACGAAAAGAATCTTTGGGCGTGTCTCTTCAGGCATCGCTTTATATTCTTTCATGAATTCGGAAATGGTTTTAGCCACATCATCAATCATAGCCATATTGAGTTTAAGCAGTTTATCTTCACTGGTACTAACACCTAAATCCAACAACCACTTTTCGTCAAGTGCGTTTTCACTATCAACTAGGATAACAAAAATACCTTGTTCTTGTGCGTGTCGAATAATGTTTCCAGAGCAAATATAACTCTTACCAGCACCGCTTTCGCCAGCAAATACAGTGACCTTACCCAAAGGGACTCCCCTAAAGAAGTCCCCCGAGATAAGATAGTTTAGGGCGTAGTTACCGGTAGAGATCCAATCGGTTGGGTCGTTAAACCCTATTCCTAATCCATCAATACTTTTAGTGATAGACTTACGGAACTTCGAAATATCGAAGGCTTTTCCCATAGTCTAACTCCTTATTCTGCTTTTTGACGGTTACGGATCATCGCAAGGATGTCCTGTGCTCGGCTTCCATTATCGCCAGCATCTGCTTTTGGTGCTTCTACTTTAGTTGGCTTAACAGCAGGAACATCGTCATCATCGATATCATCTGTTACCGCAGGTTTTGCGGCAGGTGCTTTAGCAGTTGTACCTGCTTCGGCGTTGCTGTTATAACCAGCTGGTTTGAAGTATTGTCCCCACTTGTCCATGTCAAATGCTTCTCCGTCAACTGACGCTTCAAACATTTCTTTCATGACTTTGAGTTCAACATCGCCCGGCTTTTTAGGCAAGAAGTCCTTGAGATTAAACACACCGTGTTGCTTGATTGCCGAATTTTCATCTTCGGCTAGAGCACGTTCACGACGAGCCCAATTTGAAGTAGAATAGTCTGCGTAACCACCTTTACTGGTCTTTGTGATTTTGAAATCAGTGCCGCGAACATAGTCAGTTGGCAATTCTTCCATATCCGGATCAAGCAATGCTGCCTTGATGATATTGAAGATCTGGCTACCGATAATGAATCTACGGATTGGATTTTCTGGAGTCTTTCCATCTTCTTTATAACTGCTGTCAACCACAAAGCCTTGGAACAAGTATGAACGCTTTTTCCAATACTTACGACCCATTTCCTCAAGGCTCTTGTCTTTAAACCAAGGACGGACCTCAGTAAGAATAGGACAAGTTTCGCCCCACATTTCCATACAAGGAACTTGTACAGTAACTGGTTTTGAGTTTGTTTCACCCTTCACTCCAGCGAAAGGCAATTTGATCATTGCTCGTTCGACCCAGAAAAAAGTGTTATTTGGATCAGCATCAGGTAAGAAACGAACAGTTGCTGTTTGTCCTTCTTGAATGTTCCAATGGGGGTAAATTGCGTTGTCTCCGCCGGATGCGCCGCCGCCGTTTTGTTGAGATGCTTGTTGAAGTTTTGCGCGAATTTCTGCTAAAGTTGCCATAATGATTTTTCCTTATAAATGTTTTATGTGCCGCTTTCTTAAAGCCAACTGACTAAAAGAAAAACTGTGCATAGCGTTAACTATACACAGTTTTATTTATCATCGCAACCTTAACGATTGCTAATTGTGATTTTATTTTGCCAAACCTGCTAACTGTCGGATTCTATCAAACTCTTGACTTTCATTAGCTTCAGCCCAACCCATTTTGCCGCCACCGGATGGTTTTTCTGCCCCGTCGCCGTGGACTGGCCCGAATATACCGTTCTGCTCTTCTTCCATTTCTTTGTTACGGATTTCATGCTTTCTAGTCACTTTGTTAAGTGGCGTGTCATCCATATCACTGACCATTCGACCTACTATGTGTCCGTAACCTTCACCAAATTCTTTGTTGGCCATGATCTCTAATTCTGTAGGACCTTTCCTCCAAGGACTAGCGAACCCTTCTTCTTTGTAGTCTCTGTTATAGTGGCCCATCAACCATTCTGCTAGATCCCTTACTGTAGGTTCTTTATTCTTTTTTTCGCCACCCTCTGGATCAAAGTCAGCATTAGATGGTTCTTCTAAATCTTGTGGAGCTGCTGGTTCTTCACCTTCTGGAGGTTGATATCCTAATTCTGCTGCTGCTTCTGGATCGTCTTTCGCTAACCAACCTAAGATCGTATCTGTCGGATCAGAGTCGGGGTTTGTTTTAGCCAATGCCACAAGGGCTTGTGGTAAATCATCATTTTCGTCTTTGATAACACCGATACCTTGTAGAGCTTCGATCGAAGGGGTAGCATCTAACCCAACAACATCTAGGTCTCCGCTATCTAACAAATCTTTCAATGCCATGATAGTGTCCGGCTCTAAATAACCTTCTTCAACACGATCAGCCCAATTCTCAAATTGTTCAAACCCTTCCTTCTTTGGAATCGCTTGTTTTGCTAGGTGCTTTGCTCTAGAATGGCCGCCATGCTCGGATCCATCCTTGCCTTTAGTATCTTTAGGTTTCTTATCTTCCTTCTCACGTTCTTCGGCTTCGGCTTCATCTTCCCAAGGTGCTGCCGCTTCTCCTACATACCCTTCGAGGTCAAGTTCTCCAGTTTCCTGCATGATGCTATGTATCAAAGGAAAGTACTGTGCTAAGTCTTCTTTGAAACTGTTAACAGTAAACTTGCTCTTATAGTCTTCCATAGTTGCTTGGTCCATTTCCGCCATGCCTTGCATAGTAGATGCAGGTTGCCAACATTCTGACCATTCTTGATAATGGTGTTGTTTACCAAGAGAATTTATTTGTGACCTCAGGCTTTCTAATTTAGCATTAGCACGTTCAGAAATGTTGTTTACTTCTTGATTCATGCCGTCATGCCCGCCCATGTGACGTTTGAATGCGCTAAGTTGAGCGATTTGTTCACTCATACCAATGATAGCTTTACCCTTGTCATCATAAGGTTTGCCACCATGAGCACAGTGCATCTGCATGGCCTTAGCGCCCGCTACATGAATGAATGGGTATTTAAAACGCTCACCTTCTTCATTTTCGACGTAAAGTGCTTTGATGTTATTGGCTCTGCTTCTTGCTCCAAAACTTTCATCTTCGATACTTTTATGATGTTTGGCAATTAGCTTGGTTTTTTGAAGTTGGCGGACGCTGGTCTTTTTACCGCCTTGGAATTTAGATTCGTTCATATTTGTTTCGTCCTTGGGCCCTTTTGCGGCAAGATATTGAAAATCATCTTTATTTAGATTACTCTTTGTTATGTCTCTAGTATCGAACCGTAACAGTCTACGCATGGCAAAATTTCTCATTTCCCTTAGGAAATCATACCAATATTTTTTGTAGTCAGAGTCACTATTTTCTAAAAGACTCTGGCCGTAAAATACTTTCAATGTTCCTAGTTCGTTGATGCTTATGCTAACTCTGCCTAGGTTGTTTTCTTCTATAGCAAAGTCGAAGTCGAAAAATCTAGCTTCTCTAGGGTCCATCGTGATAGCGCCAGTTTCGTCGCCCATCTCTAGGTTTGAGAATCTGCTGCGTATTTTGTCAAATACATCTTGGCTGATAATTTCAATAGTTTTCATATCTGTATTTATTAAAAACTGCTGATGTAGATTGGCATAGGTAGATCGTAATCATCCATCTTGGCATCTTCGATCATCTTGTTATAGACCATGGGATCCCAGTCTCCTAGCATCATTATCATGCGTATGATCAACAATAGCCCTGCTACTAGGTCGTCATGTTCTTGACTTTTAGCCTTAAATGTAATGCCCGTTGCTACAAAAGTCTTGAGCTCCGATATCAGGCTTTTACTGTATATGCTTATTTTTTTCTGTTCGATCAGCTGCTTGGCCTTGGCACAAGCTGATATTTTGGCAATGTGAGTAGTATTGAATCCCCTGCGGAATCTGCGTACATGACCCTTCTTTAACGGCTCACTTAAGAACATGCCCGGGATGCTTTCCTCGCCCATTTCGTTTATAGCGACTAGGGCAGCTTCGCCTACAGTATTATTTTCCACACTGTAATAGATCTTGGGATTAACACCCTGTGCTAGATTTTCAGTCTCTATATATTTGCATATTTCTCTTAAGATTTTTACCTGGCTTTGTATAGGTGTGGTATTATGCTGCCACTCTCCTACTTGTTCAAGAGCGGGCAATTCAAATATTTCGATCGCGCCATAGTCACCTCCTGTACCAAGACTAGGATCTAATGCCACTAGATAAGTAGAATCGGGTTTGATTTTTCTATACCATCGGACTTGACCCATCTTCATTATGGGTTCTATTCCTTCCATACCAGCTAGACATATAGAATTGATCAATGTTTCGTCAAAGATCAAAAATTCACATTCGTGTTCACGACGGAAACGTTCTTCACCAATACGTCCCTTTTCTTCATCAGCCCATTTCTGATCTCTATCTGGATGTTCTTGCCAACTTGCCTTAAATGGAAAGAAGCCGTTACGCCCTAGTAATGATTCGTTACCAAACTCATCTATACGTTTATTCGCTTCGTGCCATATTAGAGCAAATTGATCTTCATCTGAGTTAGGAGTTGAAGTGATAATGGCTTTACCGCCAGTTGCTAGTGTAGGCGATATTGAAGTCCAGAATTCAGTAGCAATGTTAGGTGGAACAAAGGCAAACTCGTCAGCGTATAGTAATGATAGGGACATACCACGACCTGTTGTTTCTGTGGTGGTCTGTGCTACGATACGTGATCCATTGTCAAATTCTATACTTTCTTTGTTATAACTTGTAGCACCACAACGTATATGATCGGGACATAATTCATATGCGTATCGTATACGATTCATAATTTCTCGAGCACCTGTATATTTGTGCGCGGCGATTAGTATCGTACTGTCTGGAATAAACATGGCGAACCACAGAAGGTATCCTGCGGCAGTAGTAGTCTTGCCCGTCTGACGAGGAAGTAAGTTTACGTTAAATCGATGATTATGATAACTGTCAACTAATCGTTGTTGGTATTCAAATGGCTTATATAACAACTTACCTTTGGTAGGATGTTGTATATGAAAGAAGTTGTTTAAAAAATAATGAGGACCATTAACCTGATCCATACAAGCAGCAAGATCTTTTACATCTTTTTCTGTAAAGCGTTGAGTGCTATGTGCTGTTTTTATCAGCTTACCGTCTAAATTTTTCGATCCCATATTTTTATTTACTGAAAAAAATAGCCCCCGAAGGGGCTATTTGGATTCACTTAAGAATTACTTAGCTGCATTTTTCCACATGGCGGCAGCGGCAATCTTCTTGCCTTTTTCTCCGCCGCCTGCTTTGGCTGCAACTTTATCGAAGCTCTTGCCGGGCTTACCGATGTCTTTTCCTGATTTAGCTTTTTTAACTAAACTAGATTTTTCGCCTTTGCTCATACCAGCACTAGGCTTTGCTGCTTCTGCTACAAATTTCTTGTAATCAGAAAACAATTGGTCTGCTAGCGTTTCTGCCATGGCGGATGGTTGATTCATTACGCCCTTGTTATGGCCGCCAGCATTTGGATTCCACGCCATTTTATTGCTATCATGTGCTGGAATATTGTTAGGGTCTGCTGGAGTATTGTCATATGATTCGTTATCGATCATATCCATCATCTTTCTCATAGGATGCTTATAAGCATCTGCTACAGGTTGATCTACTTCTCCAGAATCCGAAGTCTTCTTAGGTGGAGGTGTTGTCTTAGGAGGAGGTGTTGTCTTAGGAGGAGGTGTTTTCTTATTAAGAATGCCACCATCGGGATCGCTAGGAGCAGGAACATCAGGTTGTCCTTTTTTAGGAGGATCAGCAGTCCATACACCACCTACGATAGAACCTTCATCAGTTTCTGCGTCAGCACCGATATCTTCTGGTTCCATATCAGATAATTCATCAGCCATGCCGCGAATTTCGTCTGCCATTGATCCCATATCACCTTCTTGTCCCATACCCATGCTTTCGTCTTCTGGCGCATCCATATTGGTACCGTCTGGATCGGGCTCGAACCCTCTTTTATCCATAGGAATAGGAACTCCGTCTGGAGTTGGACTAGGCGACGGAACAGGTGTAATTGTTACCGGCTCCGACAAATATCCTTCATCTTCCGGGGGATTATTTTTGTTTATAAAACTATTAGGATCGCCTAAACTATAGTTCTTCTGAGTCTTAGATCCGGCCCCTAAACTGTAATCAGTTTTTGGAGTATTAATCATGTCAGTAGTAGACGGAGATGTAGTCGGAGTAGCAGGATTAGGATCAGTTGACGGCTCTGTATTAGTATCTCCAGGAACACCCGGTTTAAGGACAAGCGGCTCTGACATGTACCCTTCATCTTCCGGAGGATCATTCATCTTGTCCATCATGGCCCTCATAATTTCGCCTGAGTCGCCGTGAGCAGCGATCTTAGAAATTGGAGTATCCATCGGAGTAGCTGACATAGCAGGGGTACTGGTCAATGCTGTGGCACCGCCGTCAACTCCTGGCATATGTTGAGGACCAACTTTATGTATGCCAGCTAGATTCATGATCTGTGTTAACATACCAGCGACTTCATCACCGTCGGCAGCAGTAGCATTGATACTAAATGTAGCTACAGGAGGATGACTGTCTCCCATTGGGCTCATTCCCATCATTCCGCATTCTGCGACTGTTTTAACACCACTTAGTGCTTTTAATTCAGTTAGGTCAGTTAGGTCAGGCAACTGTGGTAGGTTGTCTTCTTGTACCGGCATTCTTACCTTAGTACCTGCTGCTAGAGGATTGTTGATGTTAGGATTCTTTGAATCTAACTCGGCCAAACGCTTCATTACATCTATCATTTGCATAATTATTTCCTTGGATCGTAGGCCTGATTTAACGGGCTGTTATTATTTTGAGCAGAGTCAGTATTATACTTGACATCGCTCTCTGTTGGGATTATTTCGCCCCGGGCTTTTCTCTGTAATTTAAGGATATCATTTAATTCTTTAACGAACCCTGTATTATACTTGTCACCATAATAATCTTCAAATTGAGCGTTAGGTGATTCTTTATAATCTTTGTCTGTTAACAAAGGTTCTGTTCTTTCTTTCCTGGGTTCTTGATATTCTTCAGTTGGTTCACCTGGTCTACGAACTACTAGATTTTCTTTAGCAATAGAAAGATTGCTAGATAGATATTCTGTCAGTTCTTGTTGTGTAGTAGGGTACTCTAAACTAACTTCGTAAATGCTTACTTGCTCGTTTTTTATTTTAGGAAAATCTAAAGGAAATTGCTGTACGGGCGTAGTGCCTGATTTTTTAAAACTAGCTATCTTCCATTTTTCTAAAATAGATTCTAATTTAGTTTCGTTATCTTTACTAAAGCCTCCAGCTACCTTGACACGGAAGTCGTATTTTTTAGCTGCCATGCCTTCTTGTAGATGTTCTTTGAATTTTTTCATAGTGATGTCCATATCAGTTATTTATTTCAAATCTTTAAGTTTGGCCAGTATGCTATTACGGTCTGTAAGTATATAGCCCTCGCCTTCGACTTCTTCACCTTTATCCCCGTGGCGTTTATCAATGGCTAGTTTCTTTAACTGCAGATCAACCATCTTGAGTTTTTTGTCAATTTTGTTGGTTTTTGCGGTAATAGCTGCTGAAAGCATACCAGTGGCAACTTCAAACATGCGGGCGCTATACTTAGGCTCTACTTGCATAGCTAGATCCATTATATCGTCGTAGGCTTCTTCGGCTTTGGCTGCTAATCCGTCTAGCTCAGCATCGCTAATGTCGCCCAGTCCTTTAACTCTAGGCAATGCTGAAGCGATTTTATCAAATTCTTCCAGCTTTTCTTCGAGGCTAATAGTAGCAGGAACCGGTATATCGACAATCTGTGCGATGGGTTCTTTTGATGGTGCTATATCGAGTATTTCTTCAAGTTTCTTTGTCATAGTCAAATACTTATCACATCTTTTTACCACTATGGTATAAATCGTGTTCAGTGATAATACGGAAAATCACACCATTTTGCTGGCTCCATGCTCGAGCAGCGGCCCATTTTACCATATTTCTAACATACTGTGCCTGATTGTAGGGATTCTTCCCAACACGTTCTCTTATAGCCTGACTCGCTGGTTTTATTTCCCAAAGTTCGGCCCGTTTTTTCTTTTTGTTATCTACAAATACTACTAGGAAATCCGGAACGTAAACAGTTGGCTTGCCTGTCAGTGGATCTTTGTAAGGTATTTTTACGCTCTCACTTGCCCATTGTTCTATAGCATCATTTTCATCACACATACGCATAACTGATAATTCCCAGGATGATCTATATCGAGGCTCGCCTAGGCCTATATACTTTTCAGGATTCTTAACCTGATAGATACCCTGACTAAATTTCAAGCTCATGCCAGTATGTTACGTCGAGGCTCTTCAGCTGGAGAAGCTAGATAATTTATTCCAAGATTACTTGTTTTAAATCTATTATAATTTAATATCTCTCCCACTAATGCTGACAACTGTACATCATTGAATCCCGTTAATGTATCTAATATTTGAAAAGGATTTAAATTATCTTTTTTAGCCTGAACAGTTATAATGATAGCAACAGATTCCGCTGCGTCTGCGCCCCATCCCCTAGTTTCAAAAAATCCCTTTATCGCAGTTAATGTCGTATTGTTTATTTCAACAGGAAATTGATAAAAAGAGTCAAAGAATTTAGTAGTACCATCTGAGCTAGATTTTTTCTGTATGTCAGATTGAGGAATATTGTTGTAAAGATTATTGGCCATTTATTACCTTATTAGTTCCCGCCGTTTTGATTGACTTGTTTAGCATCAGTTTGGTTTCGTCCACTAAGATTATTATATTGTTTATAAAGATTTACAGCAGCCCAGCTGCCAGCTGTTTTTAGTCCCGAATAACTAGGATCGTTAATTGTCTGATCTGCGTAATTAGCAAAACCACCACCTGTTCTCGCGGCACCTGCCAATGCTCCTACTAATACACTATATCCTTCTTGTTCGACATTTTTTATGGCCGACGGTATGCTTCTTGCTATCGCAGCAGACTTTAATCCTATCTGGAATAAATCTGCTGTGGTAGTTTCAGCAGTTATATTTCCAATATCACCAAAAACTTCTGCTGTGCCATTTAACACACCGCCAACACCTAATAGCCCGCCGGCCACTTGATTAGGACTTGGATTTTTATCATAGAAGTTATCATTAAATCCAGTATCGCTAGCTTTTCCGGTTTTGTAAAATACTGTTTCATATTCTACGGTCATTCTATTTTCGAGAAAAGAATTTGTATTTTGTTGAAGGTTTCCATGAGACCAATCTTTGATCACAGGATTAACTAATACTACGCTATTATATTTTTTCTTATTCAATTGATAAATTTCTATACTATTGAAAAATTTAGAGCCGCTACGGTTATTTGAGGGATCAATGAGCTGGGTATTTGATAGTCCGTAATCATATGCCTGTTCTGAATATTTGGTATCACCAAAATTTGGACTTTTTACGATCCCTCTGTTGTTGAAATTTCTTCCTGCTACAGCATCTGCGGAAATAAAGTTATAATATTCTTTCCAAAAATCAGTAGTAGCATTGGCCATATCATCATGAAATGTGATATTAATAGGACTATATGTCATTTTAGTTTGTACTATAGTTTTTCTATTATATTGGTTTACAGTTTCAGATGATATATTAAATCTTGGCATATCAACTGATTTGGCCAACAGTCCTATAGTATTACGTTTTAGCTGTCGAGACACCCATGTTGGATTTAATTTAGACGTTATATTAGTATTTTCAGTGTTTATATTAAATCTAACATAGTATAGCCATCCTGCTTTTGGGGCGAGATCATAAAATCTCTCACTCCTATACAGCCTACTGGCATGTTGGAAGTCCACCATGTACCCGTCGGCACCAAATACGCTATTTAAAAAACCATCAAAGAAATTAGACATGCAGATATTTATGCCACAAAAAAAGCCCAATAAGGGCCTTTTTTGATTTTTGTAAAATTAACCTACTACTAACGAACGTACTGTACGTCCTACCAGGCCGCCAATTCCTTGTGCTTCGCCTGCTTGGTCTGTTTGTATAGCATTGTCATATTTGATAGTTAGTGTGATATCCATTGGTTCACTTGATTTATAGTCACCACCTTGATATACAGTGTTCTGTAAATAGCAACCATATAGTTCAAATCTTTCTAGTACAGTAGCATCAAATGCTCCGTTACCACCATCTAACAATTCAATATATGTCTGAAACTTATAATCAGCACCGCTAGCAGCACTCGATTGCTCAAAGAAATCAAATTGTTTTTGTATTTGTTGACCGACGATTTTACTAACAGAACTAGTAACATCATCTCGCAACACTATACTGACATCAGTCCAGCTATATCTACCAGCATAGTTAATTTTACTGTTGTAGACTGCTAACTCAACGTTTTCAAAACTAACTGAAGGACGACTAGCTGACATGACTTGCTTGGTTAATTCGTGAGTCTGGTTAGATGCTCCGAATCCATTAAATATCACCCTAAAGCGATATTTTAACTTAGGCATCAAGAGGCCTTGACTTGTTGCACTCCCGCCAGCACCGTTTAATGGTACTGAAAACTTACTTAAACTAGATATTGCCATCTAAATGCTCCTTGTTCTTATTATTTACCATTATAGACCAGCTTTGATAGAGCCAGTGTTTTTCAAGCGTAGTGGAATGTAAATAAATTCTACTGATTTAACTGGTTCTACAGCTATGTCCATATGTAGTTCACTACGGTCGATCTGTGCTGTTGAATTATTTGATTCGTCACACACTACGATGTAGTCATATAGCGCACGTTGACCTACTAGTTCTACCAATAGGCTTTCTGCTGCGTTTTTAATTTCGCTTCGTGTATTTCTGTCATTTGGCTCAAACAAGAAAGGACGGGCTAGTATATCTAACTGCCTTCTTAAGTAGGCCACTAGTCTAGAAACATTGATTCTATCTAAACTACTTGTTCCAGTGGCTCGTGTATAGTTACCAAAGTTAACAATACCAACTCCGGGGAATTTAGCGATAGGGTTAATCTTAACACCTGCTAATACATCTCTAATTGTGGTTGGAAGAGCTGTGTCTATAAATTCCCCATTTGATAAGTATCCAACGGCTGTTACGTTGTCAACAGCACCACGCTTGATACCAGCAGGAGCGAACCATTGATAAGATTTCTGATCGCTCAATGCTATAGTGCGTAACATCATATGACTAGGAGGAACAACAATGTTGTTCCCAGAGTTGTCATTTGTGTATCCACTTGGATAGAACATGGCCATATATTCGTCATAGCTAACAGCACCGTCGTCGTTGTTATCAACGGCAACCACAGAACCGTTATTGTTACCCCAGTTACCTAGGCTAGTTCCAGATGCTTCTAATCTAAATGGTGTATCACCTATAACAAAGCCAGTGTATGATCTAGAAGCATTAAAACCTATCATGTTTTGTATAGCTTCTGGATATCCAGGGCATGATATCAAGTTGAATACTAATGTATCAGTATCTCTAATCGATTGATTGGAGTCAATCAATGATTTGAAAGATTCAACAACAAATCCGCGTTGTGCCTTACGGCCGAATGTTCCACTTCCGTTAGCATTGTTAGGACTTACAGAGACCCAACGATCAGCATTATATTGGACTGTTAGATTAGATCCGTCCATTGGATCGTTGCCGTAACGAGCATTCTTTCCTTCATTAGCATTGATATCGATATATCCTGCTTGATATTTTTTAATATTAAATCCGCTGCGGCGTAGATTCCAGAGTCTCATACCCTTTGGATAGCTAGCAGGATCTGGAGCGTCTGGATCTAGATAATTGCTTGATAACAAGCTCTTGATAGTAGAAGCAGAGTTGCTTTGACCTGTCGTAGCCCAACGAGCATCGGCAAATAACCACCCGGTTGGTGTTTCTTGATCACTAGGATCTTGTTTGATCCACTTTAATGTAGTGGCATTCCATACGTAGATATTTTGCCCATACATTTCTGAATCAGAACTGTCAATCCATATATCACCAGCAACTAACGCAGTTCCGTCACTCTGAAGCGCCGGGGCAGTGGCCTTGATCTGCGGACCATTAGGATCGCTGTTAGGGAAAGCGGTTAGATATCCCACCCAGGTTGTTCCATTGTTATACATAATATCAACATCTGTAAATTGACTATTATACCATAATGTTCCATCTTCAGGAGTTGTATACGGACTTGATGATTTAGCTTCGTATACTAAAGGTTTCCAATTGGATGCTTTGTATTTGTATGTATTATAGGCACCGGCAGCATATAGGTTTTGTGTTCCGGCTTTGGTAGCCATGTTATAGGCGGTAAATCCCAATTTATCTAATATATAAGCGCCTGTATCTGTAGTAGTCTCAGTAATGTTTATATCTCCACCCAATGAATGTGTGATCGATAGGTATCCATTGCTGGTTATGCTTGAGCTGATATTAGTAAATCCAGCAGCGCTGATAGCAGTTACTACAGAAGCTGCTGTAATATTAGCACTAGTAGTACCACTACTGATGGTAGCCACTGTAATAGTAGCCGTATTATAATGTCCATTAACACCTGCTAGGGTTTCTTCTAGTTTAAAACTATAAACATAGCTAGTAGTTGTCGTAGAAGGAGTGATAGTGAAAGACGTTCCGCTTACTGAAGTTAGGTTAGTAGATCCTACAACTGTAGTAGGACTTGTAGCATCTCTTCTAAAGACCTTAAATTCTCCCAATCTTGGAGATCCGTAAACACCTGTGCCGTTGTCATAATTACTATGTACAAATAGTGTGCCAACTGGAATATTTTTTCCACCGCCTACATCAAGAGCTTTGATGGCAGATGATTCATCGGAATATACAGGAGCTGCTACTGTAGCCCATGTCATTGTAGCACCGTTGTAGTATTTTACAATCCAACTAGCACCATTAGCAGGGCTAGTAGTTTTTAAATATACGCTACCTGTAGGATTGCTGTTAGTGCCGTACTGCGGAACTTGTGTATGAGGAGCGATAGTGATCGCTACATTGGCATAAGTTCCTGTAGATAGTCCTAGACTACCTAATACAGTTCCAGACAATGCAATTTTTCCATCTCTGTTAGTGCCGTCTGACTTAGCATTAGAATCAGCATACAGCTCAAGTACTCCAGTAGTAGCATTAACTTTAGCACCAACACCGCGTGTTGGCATTAGATTATTAATTGTTGTAGCTACACCATTAGTTGATGTGCTGCTCAAAGGAATTGTAACTCCGTTTATAAAAAAAGTGTTACCATTGTTAACATTGGTAGGAGCTGTTGTGCCCGAAACTACAGGCCAACTGGTTTGCCATGCTGTGCTAGAAAATGTGTAGTTATTAGATGTTGACGCAAAATTAGTCTCTTGGTTAGACCCCAATTGAACCCATGTATTGTCTTTATTCTTATAAAATACAGGATTTGAATTAGCGGATGTTGCTACAACAACATAGCTACCTTTCGTTCCAAAACTAGACGAAGGATTTCCGGACACCAAGCTTGTACCAGTAGTTGTGTCATCTATAACTAATGGTGTTTTTAAGGTAAACACACTATTTGTAGCATCCCATTCGCTGATGCCAAAAGTAGTATTTCCTGTATCTAACCAATATGTTCCATTAACTGGGTCACCCGATGGCTCTGAAGAGCTTGCTGTTAACTGAGATAGATCAACATCGGCACGCACAACGTAGGCCTTGCTACTCACTGCCAACAAACTATAAGCAGCTTGCAATCCATATTCATTTAATTCTCCGCCGTGAATTGGATTGCCAGTGGTATCAGTATAAAATTTCGGAGTACCAAATGTATCAGTTAGATCTCGTTGACTGGTAATCGTCCATACTTTTCCTACATTGGCTTTGGTAGTTCCTTGAGCAGTTCCTGTTTGGCTAGCATTTGATTTATCTTGTGCCGTTGCTACAAATATCATAGGTACTGTGCCGGGAGCAGCTGGGGTGTAGAAGCTTTCGTTTATTACGCTTACGTTTACACCTGGGGATTGAAGAGTTGTTGCCATTGTTAAATCTCCTTAAATGGATCACTTTGAAGTATTTAGCGACAACCGGTAAAAATTACCAAGTTAAATACTATGAAAAGGGCGCCAAAAAGGGAACGGCAATGAGAAAATTATGTAAAGAATGTGATAAACGGCCAGCGGCAGTGAATTATCACAAGGAAGGAAGGACTTACTATAGGTCTAAGTGCGACCATTGTGCCAGAGGATTAGGAGATGGCGTTCCTAGGTGGCAATCAGCAGGTTATCAATTAAAATTAAAATGTGATAGATGTGGATATGCCAGTCGACATCAAGAACAGTTTAATGTATACCATATAGATGGTAATCTAGATAACTGCCGCCATACCAATCTTAAATCAGTTTGTGCCAATTGCCAACGACTACTTCACGTGCTAGGTCTACCCTGGAAGCAGGGTGATCTTGTGCCAGATTTTTGATCTGATTATATAGGTCGTCAATAGTGCCGTTGTTAGTTATAATGCGATCGATATCTCCGCCTACCCATGAATACTCACTGGCATGAATTTCCATTCTTTCTAATTTCGCCCTGCTTATAGCCCAGGTCATGTTTCCACGTTCTCCTTGATTATAAGACAATGCTGCCTCGAACCACTCGGGGTCTTCTCCTCTTTTTACACGAATTACATTACCACCTGCATTATGTATCGCTCGTATTTCGTTAGGAAAACGAACATCGCTAATAACGATGTTATCATTAGTTTTACGCAATTTGTTTTCAAGACTGGCGATCCAAATATCGTCATGAAATCCCTGTCGGCAAACTTCTGTGCCCCAATTTTGAAGAATCCAACGAGGAGTGATTTTTATACCTAATCGGGCAGTCCACCAGGCGTCTTGTTTTTCTCGCCATTCGCGACTTTCTTTAGTACGGCCTTCTAGCAGGGTCCTATCCCAGCCAAATACTACAGCCACGGCATCTTTTAGTGTACCTGCGAAGCTGTCTCGTCTAAACCCATGGAAATTAACTAGATAATCTGCGGCAGTATCTTTACCTGAACCGATTAGACCGACAAATCCGATAATCATAGTATCTCCTGTTGTGATACTATAATTTATTACATTTAGATTAAAATGTCAACCTCTTGTGAACCACATAGGAGTTTGCCCGTCTACGTACATGGTTAATTCTAGTTCTAATTTTTCTATTTGAGCAAGACCTTCTGCTTTTAGCGCGGTTCCGTTTAGTTGTGTGCCGCCTTGTGGACTAGCGATGGTTCCAAACTTTTCACGAGCTTCACCTAGCATGATCTTACATTGTGCTAATGAATAGTCTCTAAGCCAAATTCCTGCGTAATTATCTTCAAACAAGCTGAATTCAGGGCGATGGTTGTTTAGCCAAATCAACACACTTTCTTGTCCTCTAGGGCGTTGAGTGATTCTTAGTTTTTTGCTAGTTGGATTGAAATCAAACAATATATAACTACCAAACATCTTACCTACTTCTTTCTGATAGCTAGCAAACATATAGTAAGTAGCTAATCCGCCCATGTTACTGGTACTGAGCAAATATGTGTTAGCATAGGCTAAGTTAAACGGTTCAAACAGTGATCCACCGTCGCCCCCACCTGTACGTGAACCAACACTTCTACGAAAGACCTCGCGTACACTCATAACTTCTTTAGGAAGTATGTATTCGTTTTTGTCAATTTCTAATGTTAGAAAAGCGAAGCTTTCTTCGACAGAATTGCTGCTTCTTTGACGATATTTTGCTAATGCCCGATCAATAGCAATATTATAGTGCTTGGCATCAAGCTCTATATCAACCATCCCGTCACCTAGTAGTGTACGGACATATTCTATCACATCTTGGCGTATTTGATCAGTTTCGTTCATACAGTTATTTACCTATAAATACACGACTATGCCACGTCTATCACTTTACAAGCCAGAAAAGGGTAACGATTTTAGATTTCTAGATCGTACCATAAACGAGCAGTTCCAAATTGGAGGAACTGATATCTTTGTACACAAATATCTCGGACCGGTTAATCCAGCAGATGGAGCCAGCAGTCCTAGTGTGCCTATAAACACAAACCCCATAGCAGAATTAGGCATACAAGACGTGCTTTTTATGGAAAACCGTGATAGGCATTACGACTCTGATATCTATCAGCTTCGTGGAATATATACCATGGCTGATATAGATTTTAATTTAAGTCAGTTTGGATTGTTTCTTCAAAATGATAACTTAATGATAACATTCCATTTAAGTTCTACTTTTAACGCTCTAGGTAGAAAGTTAATGAGCGGAGATGTACTAGAATTACCGCATCTTAAAGACGAATATGCGTTGGATGATAGCATGGTAGCATTGAAAAGATATTATGTGATAACTGATGTTACTCGTGCTGCTACGGGATTCAGTCAAACATGGTATCCGCATTTATTAAGGGCTAAATGCCAACCTCTAGTTGATAGCCAAGAATTTAAAGAAATACTCGATGCTCCGTCCGGAGATGGCAATAAATCTTTACGAGATATTATCAGTGTCTATAACAAGAGCATAGAAATAAATCAAAGTATTATCGCACAAGCGGAAGCAGATAGTCCTACCAGTGGATACGACATCAAAGGTCTTTACGTTATTCCTACCAAAGAAGACGGTACTGTTGATCTAGTAGATACTACTGTAACAGACGGAGATGCCAGCACCGATACCTCTGCTATGGATGCCAGTGTAGTACTACGCAGTCCTGATAAAAATTTGTATGTTGGCTACTTAACTGACGATGCTGTTCCGCCCAACGGAAGTCCCTATAGTTTTGGTATCACTTTTCCTAATGGACCAGTTAGGGGACAATTCCATTTACGTACAGATTTCTTACCGAACAGGTTGTTTAGATATGACGGAACCAGTTGGATTAAATTTGAAGACAATGTCCAGATGACATTAGATAATTTTGGATCTGAAGATGTAGCAGCGGGCAAACTAAATGCTGGCAAAGATGTTAGACAAACACAAAAGACCAGCTTCGTCAATAATACCAATACCGCTACTATCGCTGGCACAATAGTCAAAGAAAAACAGGCCTTGAGCAAGGCCCTTAAACCACAGGCAGATAATTAATGGCTGATCATTTTTACGATGGGCAGGTACGTAGATACCTGACTCAGTTTATGAGGATAATGAGTAACTTTAGCTACAAGGATGCTAAAGGAAATCTCACACAGGTACCTGTTCGCTACGGAGACATGAGCAGACAGACTGCCGCTATCTTGACTAAGAATAGTGAGAACGTTGTTCAGAGTGCTCCGTTTATCGCCTGCTATATCAAGGATTTACAATTTAATAGAGACATGCTACAGGACCCTACCTATGTTAGCAAGGTACAGATACGAGAACGTGCGTATGATGCGAATGGTCAAGAATATTTAAACACACAAGGGGCAAACTATACTGTAGAACGCATAATGCCCAGTCCCTATACTGCTACATTTGCCGCAGACATATGGACGACCAACACTGACCAAAAACTTCAATTATGGGAACAGATAGTAATACTATTCAATCCAGCATTGGAACTACAGACTACTGATAATTTTCTAGATTGGACCAGTCTAACTTCATTAGAACTAACTAGTCAACAATTTGAAACTAGAACAGTTCCACAAGGATTAGAAAGCGATATCAGTATTTGTAACATGACATTTACTGCGCCTATATGGATAACACCGCCTGCTAAAGTAAAACAGTTAGGAATAATTACTAAAATTATCACAGGCATTTTTACAGATGTTCCGGGGCCATTCCCTACCTCTGAAGAAGGAATATCGGGTCTACTTAGAGGACAAGTCACCAGAGAAAAAGTTGTTGTCACTCCGGGCAATTTTGATCTACTAGTGCTCAATCATGTTGCTACACTACTACCAGTTAGGACTAATGATATAGAATCGGGATTAGATGTTAATAATTCCAATAATAAAGGAAACTGGAAAAGTTTATTAGATTTATATCCAGGACAATTTATCGCAGGCCTTAGTCAACTAAGATTAACAAAACCAGACGGTAATGAAGTGGTTGCTTATATTAGTTTAAATCCAACAGACGAACAATCTATGATGATGAACATAGATGCTGATACTATTCCTACTAACACAATTATCGGAGGTAGGGGTTCTATTGATGCTATCATAAATCCTCAGACATTTGATCCAGTGAACACCACGATAGGAACACGCTATCTAATATTAGAAGATATAAATGTCTACGATTTACCTAGCGGAACGGATGACACATGGAGGGCCGATGCTTGGAGAAGCACAACTGGCACTAGCTTTGTGGCCTATGCCAACGATATAATAGAGTGGAATGGATCGCACTGGGCTGTCATATTCGATTCTCGCAATACCTCTGCTGTAACTTACATAACTAATTCATACACTAGCATACAATACAAATGGGACGGAACACAATGGTCTAAATCCTACGAAGGTGTATATGATAAAGAAAATTGGCGGTTGATACTTTGATTGAAATAGTTTGTAGTGGTGGGTTATTCCTAGCTAAAGACACTAAAAGATTCATGTTCCTATTGCGTACACAGGGTAAGACAGCAGGAACATGGGGACTTGTAGGTGGCAAAAAAGAACCTAGTGATAGCACACCATACGACACACTCAAGAGAGAAATTTCCGAAGAGGTCGGAAAAACTCCTGCTATCAAAAAGATAGTGCCTCTTGAATTGTTTACCAGTAGCGATCAACAGTTTAAATATAATACCTATGTCATCATAGTTGAAAAAGAATTTATCCCTACACTAAACGAAGAACACGCAGGCTATGCTTGGTGTGATTTAAATTCTTGGCCAAGACCGTTACATCAGGGTGTTAGGACCAGTCTTACAAATAAAACTATCAAGACTAAGATAGAATTATTGCTTGAATTAATTTAATTTTTACCCCAACTGATTTTATTCCA